TTATATTTAGCTACAGATATATCTGTTTCTTTTGTGTAATAACCACTGTTAGAAGTTGCGGTTGTAACGTTTATTTTTCTAGGCTGATTTCTGTTATCAGTAAAAAATAATAAATTTTCTATTAAATTTACACCAGTTATAGGAAAGTTTGGTGTAAAGTTTAAAAATGATCCTGAAACTAAAGTATTAAGAGTTGAACCATTCCAAGAAACTATACTGCAGTAAGCGTTGTCAGGTACATATACATTTACATCTTTGTTTTGTTGGTCTGTTAAAAAAACATATATTATAGAATTAGCTTTATCGCTGTAATAACCTATAACACTTGTTCCAACAGGAAAGTTTACCTCTAAGTTGTTACCTAAGACATTTTCTAAAGCACCAATATCATCTTCTTCTGATTTACCTACAGAAATATTATAAGCATCTCTATACTCACCGTTAGGAACTAATCGATCATCAAGATCTTTATTCATCTTGGATCTTAGAAAACTATTCTTTATTTCCGCCATGTATTAAAATTTAAGCCATTTAGATTTACCTCTCATTACTTGAACTATTTGATCAAGCTTAAGATTAGATATTCTTATTTTAGCATTTCTTAGCTTAGCACTTTTTTCTTGTTTAAATCTTCTTACAATATATTCTTGAACACCTCTTGAAACTGATAATATAGCATATATAATATAAGCATATAAAGCTTCTTCTGCTAATTTAGGTATTCTTAAATCTAAATCATAAGCATTGCCATCTGATACATATTCTAAAACAATAACTTTATCTGCAAGTTCGCTTGTAAAATTAAATGTACCTTTTCTTTCGTCTATTTCAAACCAACCATTTTTTTGGCTTGTTTGCGGTTCTAAACCATATCTTTGACCTAATGAACCATTATAATATCCTTGCCAATATACATTAGCTTCACTAAATTGTTCTGTATAAGAACCACTTATATTTCTAGGGTCATTAGAGTCCCAAGCTTTATTTACTTGAGATGTGACTTCTAAGTTAGAATTATTACTATCTTGAGTTGGTATACCTTCATCATCTTGAGCAGGTGTATTATATGGCCTAGTTGTAAGAGTATTCGCAGGTTGTATGGTGTGTAACACACCTTGACCATCTTTCCAAGCTAATCTAACATAGTTGACGTAGTCTTGCGGTATCTGTAAGCTTAAGCTTTTAGGTATACCTAATTCAGCAGATCTTACGCTTTTTAATGTATCATAACTAAATTCTTGTAAACCACGCCTAGCGTGAAATATAATATCAGTTCTTTTTACACTTGGTATAAGTTTACCAGGGCCAACATAAGCTATTTCAAAGTTGTCTATAACATCATCAAGTCTAGTATAAGAATAACTACCTAGATTATCATCTAAAGTATTTTCATTTAACTGTATTTTTAAGTAAGTGTTTATAGCTAAACTAGCATTTACTGTTATTATATTTGGCGTTAACATTTGCCAAGGTTGAGTAAACTTAAAAGTTAAATTAGTTGAAACAGGTATAGCCACATCAACATTACATGTAAAATTAGAGATATCTACTATAGCAGTTACAGATCCATATACAGCTCCTGTAGATGAATTTGTTATAACCATACCAACTAAAACATTAGCATTACCAACTGTTATAGGTAAATTTATTCCAACACCCGCGTTTACTATAACAGCAGTATTTGCAGCTGTTGTGGATGCTACAGGTGAAGAAGGTGTTAATTCAGTCCAAATGTTACCATCTGAACTTGTATACATTTTAAAGCTATTTAAATTATATCCATTGGTTGCAGGATCAGAATAATTACCAGTACCAACGACTAGTGGTGTGTCAAACGTACTTGTTATAGTTTGTCCAACTCCAGCTAAAGTTATATTTTTCTGCTGAGCACCAGCGTAATACTGTCTGTTAGTTTCGGTTATTAAACCACCATTAGGTATAGACATAATTTAGCTTTTTTGATTTATTTGTTCTTGTTGTACTTGTTGAGCAGCAACTTGTATTATAGTAGGATCTTTAACTACTACTCCAGCGTACAATAGTACTTTTAATATAATTTCTGTTTGCTCTGATTCATGAAGTTCAAAGTTAACTGAATTAGCGCTATCATAAACATAGGCATAGTTATTAGAAGAAGAGGATGTAAAATCCCATATAGGATTTAAAGGTTTTCTTATATAATCAACATTAATTCCACTTTGTATAGTTTTTGGATAAACTGTAAGTTTATTATTTTCGTATAAATAAACTGGATATTTAGTAGAAGGTCTAGTTAATTTAGATGCGTTTAAGTGATAAATTTCTGATCTATCAACTCTTTGTAATTCAGTTGGTAACAACGCTCCAACTTCATATGTTACCGTACCTAATCTATAAAAATTATTTGTTTGTGAAACAACTGTAATATTATTTATAAATTCTATTGGATCACCTAGTGTTAAAGTTTGAGCAGTATCTGTTATAAACGCTTGATTTACACCTATTCCAAAACCAGTACCATTCTGTAATATATTTACAGTGTCAGAAGCATTTCCGACACTACCAGTAACTGTATTACCTCTAATATAACTACCAACAGCTATATCAGGTTGAGGAATTATTGTGGTTGTTGTTATTGTTTTGTTTGGAGGAACAACATTACCAACTACAGTATTAGAAACAATACCTCTTGGTGTGTTGTTATTCCATATCAATGTGTTACCACTTATAGTATAATCTGATGATGGTCTTATTAAACCATTAACATAAACAGTAGTTGTTCCGTCTGCTAAATCACTAGCTGAAATATTTGTTATTGCGTAAGTGGTTGCGCCAGAAGAAGTTATAGTCCAAGTATATGATGCGCCGTTAGAGGTTGGTAAATTAAACGTATTGTTAGCGTAAGAAGCACTACCGTTTGTTTTAAATATAGATATTTTTTCATCAAGATTAAGCACTCTATCTGCATAATCTGTGTTAGTTTGTGGAATACGTAGCTGTTGGTTAAGGTCTTCAAAATATTTTTCAAATATCTCTAATTGAACCTGAGTACCTATTTTATTAAACTCAACAGGTGTCATATAACCTCTCTGTTCTTTATTTAGTATTAATAAAACGGTTTGATATACAGTATTTACGTTTATTGCCATTTTAGTATTTTAATTAATAATGAGGGCCACGTTTTAAGTGACCCTTCACTATATTATAGTTACATGTTATTATAACTTTTTCTCTATTGTTCTGAATATTTCTACTCCTTCATCAGTTTTAAAGAATGCAGCCATTGCTGAGTATGGATTTTCATCGAACGGTACTGTCATTAATTTTCTATCGTTAGATCCCCAGTGAAAAGTTCTTTGGTCTTGTGATAGTTTAATAATACCTAGTTCAACTGCTTTGATAGCTGTGTTTCTAAGGCCAACGTTTTCGTCATTAGCAATAGCTAAAAATGCTTCTGGGTTTTTCTTAGCCATTAAAAGTAAATCTCTTTTAATTTCTTTAGAACTCATATCTGCAACTCTAGATCCCTTTTCAACTCGTAAAATAGCTTCAGCATGATCTATTTCTATATCTTTTGCTAAATTTAAAGCATCAATTTCAAAGTTTATTTGATCTAATTCATCTTCTGCAACCTTCATCGGTTCTAATTCATTGTAAATAATACTTTTTTTAGGATGAAATATTGAAAGTAGTTTTTGTAGATTTTGTTTTTCTTTTGGAACAACTAAAGCACCGTCTTCAAAAATAATATGACCTAATATAATTTCTCCTTTTTGTTCATCAACAAAACATGAGTTTTGATTAGTTGCATATCTTATTTCTCTTTGAGCACCTGTTGACTCATCAAACCACATTAGTGGGTATCTACGTGAGTTTCTTGCTCCTAAAGTATATGTTAAAGGACTTAAGTCCTGAGTTAGATAGTATGTTCTATCTTTTATTTCCCATTTAGGGGAAGCTTGTTTTTGTTTTGACATGATATAATATAATAATAGTTAATAAAATAAAGGGCTGGGTGCCGAAGCACCCAACTCTTTAAAGCAATTTTAGCTTTGGAACAATACGAAATTGTTAGCAGCTTGAGTCACAAGACATCTTTCAGATAACCAGTTAACTTGCATTGCATCTAGCTCAGAAGTGTAAACACCTCCAACAGATCCAGTGATCCAGTTTTTGTATCTTCTGTCATCTCCTTGTGATGATCTATATCTTACGTGTAAGAATGGTCTTCTAATGTTTGTACCTAAAATTTGGTCATATACTGTAGAAGTTCCCGCAGGAATTAATACACCTTCAATATTACTAACTGCAACAGCACCTCTTGTAGAAGCGTCGTTTAAGTATTTCCAGCTAGTTTTGTAAAAGTCATAAGAACCTCTTCTAAATCCAGAGAATCCTAAGTTAAGAGCCATATCCTCAGAGTTTTCAAATAAACCATAAGCAACACCTCCAGCAAAACCACCAGAGATTTGTCCTAGCATATCATCAAAATCTAAATCCATAGATCTGTTTAAGAAAAGCATGTTTTCTTCAATAGCTCCTTGAGTATCAAGATTTTTAAGTACTTGATCAAAGTCAGAGATACCAGTACCACCGTTAAATCCGGTCATAACATTACCTCTAGCTGTGATAGCAGCAAATAAACCTTCAGAACCATGAGCAACAGCAGCACCACCAGCAGCTGTAAATCCTGGTACGTTTACTGAGCTAGCAGCAAAGTTAATACCAGCAGCTCCAGCAGCTAATTCTGATTCAACCATTGACATTTCTAAATAGTCATCAAATCTTAATCTTGTTTCAGACTCAGATTTTAAATACCATAGGTATCCTGATGTACCATCTTCTGTAGCAACCTCTACCCATCCAATTTGTGCAGTATCAGAACCATTGATTTCATATCTATCTTTTATGATAATCGGTTGGTTAGAATACTGAGTAAATTGTGGTTCAATTGATTTGCTTCCTGACGCTGTACCTTTTGCAAAGATAGAACCGTAAACAAATACTTTTAAGTTACCAACTAGTCCTAAAGCATCCCAGTTAGCAGCTTGAAAAGGATAAGCTGTAATATTACCAGCAGCAACTGCACCAACAATACCTTTAACAGTAACTCCAGTAACTGGGTTCATTATTACTACAGTATCATTTGGAAAAATTGAGTTTTGAATAGTACCAGCGTTAGCAGGAATAGTGATAACAGCTAAACCGTTACCAGTTAAAGTACATCCTGTGTACGCGATGTGTAATCTATTTTGTTCAGACCAGATAACCTGATCAGACGTCATTGGCATTTCAGCGCCAACCATTCTTAAGAAACCATTTAAAGTCCTGTTTCCATATCTTTCGACTTCAGCTTCGTATACCTCTGGTAAATATTGTTGAGCAAAGTCATTTGCTCCACCGTTAAATGCCAAATAGTTACTAGCTAGGGTTTGTGGCGCTTGGGAAGGTATTAAGTTTCCAAATGCCGGATTTAATGTAGCCATTTTGTAATTGTGTTTTTAGTTAAATTTTTTAGTTTTAATTCTCAGTTTTGAACTATCTAAACCACTAACAGCTTTTACTTTTAATCCATTAACAAATACATCACCAGTAGGACTTTCTCTTACTTCTGTTTGTACGTTTTTAGATTTAGCAGCAACATCTCTTATAGCATCAGCTTTACCTTGCTCATAAAAATGTTGTGCAATAGTATCCACGTTTTCAGCAGCATACATAGCTTTATGATAACCTTTAACATCTGTTACATCACCTTTATCGTTTAAGAACTTCTTAACTACATTAGTAATATTAGATTGTTTTTCTGCAACTACTTCAGGATTTTTAACTCCGTATCTAAATTTCTTTTCTCCTACATTGAAGTCAAAACCTTTGAATTCTTTTGAGAAATAATTTTTAGTGTTAGATTTAAATCTTTCGTGTTGCTCTTGAGCAGATTCCTGCTCTTGGTTATAGCGATTAAAAAAGTCCATAGCTTTTTGTTGGTCTTGAGTAACGCCGGGTCTCAACTTGATCTCCTCGTAATATTGACTCTTTAAACCTTCTAAATGCTTACGTGCTTTTGCAACCTCTTCTTTATATGCGAGTTTTTTCTTACGAATATCTCGCTCTTCATCCACTTCTTCATCAAAAGAAAAATTATCTTCCATCATGAAATTAATTTCTTCTGAGTCTAAGTGTGACTTAGCTTGTTTGTAATACTCTCTTAATAAAGTATCATTGTCTACGTTAGAATAATCTGCATTTAATCTTACATAATCTTCTAATGTTCCACCTGTTTCTTTCATAAAGTCTACGACTTTTTCTATGTTTTCAGGTAGTTTAGCTATTTCTCTTACTTCTTCAGGTGTAGGAGCAATAACCCTTTCTTCAATTTTTTCACCTATTTGTTGTATTTCTTCTTCAACTTTTTCTTCAATAGGTTTTATTTCTTCTTCGATAATTTCAGTAACCGGGTTGGATTCTTGTACTTCCACATCTTCGCTGGACCGTACTTTTTCATCCACTTTTTGTATATCTCCGGTTCGTTTATCTTCAGGTAGTTTTCCTGTTTCTTGCTTTGGAATGGCATCTGATTCTGTTTTTTTAGATAAATCAACTTTTATTGGTTCATCTTTTTTTACTAGATTTTTAGGTTTCTTTTTAATTTTAAAAGTACCTTCTTCTTTTACTTTTTCTGACATAATATAATATAATAAAAATTAATAAATAGGTTTATTGAGGTGAAAACTGCTCTAAACCAAATCCGTCTAGATTATCATTACCAGCCGATTCAAAATCTGTAGGTAATAAATCATTTTGACGTTGTTCAATCATTTTTGATTGTTGTGTTGCTTGTATTTTAGTTCTTTTGTCTTTACGATCTTCTATGAACTGTTCTTTTTGTCTATCGGTATTTATTTTAGCTTGAGCTAATTGTAATTGATAGTTGAATTCTTCAGCCATTAATTGTTTTTTAATCATAGCTTCTTGTTCCATTCTTTGTATTTCAAATTGAGATTTAGCTTGCTCTATCTGTATTTCAGTATTAGCTAAAGCTTCTTGTTTTTGAACTTCATTCATAGCCGCCTGTTCAGAAGCTTGCATATTGGCTTGTGCTTGAGCTTGTATCTGCTGTTGTTGTGCGGCTTGATCTTGTTTTTGTTTTTGTATTCTTCTATATTTTAATATTTGATTAGCTAATTGTATATTTTTAACCTCTCTAATATCAATAGCGTCTTCAAGATATATTTGACCTGCTTGTAAAGCTACTTGTATGTTTTGCTCAAGTAAAGCTTTATCTTCTTCTTCTGGCTCTAATTCTAAATAAATACCAAAATCATATAAATGAAGGTTTTTTAATTCATCTAAATTTTGTGTGTTAGTTAAAGAAATACTTTGCATTAAAGCTTGTTTAGTTAAATCAAACTCTAACGCATCAGCTAATCTTAACGATATGTTTTCACATGTTCTTAATGTTAAATATAAACTAGCATCTACAATATGTTTAGTAGCTATATTTGAAGCATTGGCAGCCATTTTTTGCAATCCGACCAATGCGTCTTTGTCTGGTAAACTGCCGTCTCTTGCTTCATTAAGACCTGTTACGTCTCTAATCATTTGTAAATAATATTGGTAAGTGTTTACAAGTGATGCTATTTTTCCGTTTGCACTAGATGATTGTAATTCTTGAATAGGTACTTTGCCTCTATTAGGATCACCATCTTGTGTTAAGCTTCTACCAACTATGCTACCAGTTTGGAAATACATGTTTAAAGCTTCTTGTGGATTATAATTTGTTCCGTTGCCTAAATCAACCTCTGCTAAACCATCTACATCTACAAACACACCATCTGGTACCATTCTTGCAATTACTTGTTGTAATTTTAATGACGTTAATTGTATCATATCAGCAAAACCAGTAATACGGCTTACAAGCGATTCTACGCGACCTTGGTACATATGAGGTGCACATAGAGCATAATTCATATTAACTTTAGTTAAATCACTTTTAGGTCTTGTCATATTTTCAGCTAACTTCCACTCTAACATTTGTGGAACGCCCATAACTTTACAACCACTAAATAAAACTTCGATACTTCTTGAAACTCTATCAAAATTATCACTTTGTGGAGGATTAAAAGTATCTGATTTTACTAAAGCTTTTTCTAAACCTTGATCAGTCTTTTTTATTTTAAATACTTGATCAACAAAAGTTTTGTATTCAAAATATAATACTTGAACTAAATCATTATCGTAGTTTGGTTGAGCTATATAACCTTGACGACCAGGATATTTTACTAATCTTTGTAATTCGTCTTCTGTTAAGTAAGGAAATTGTTTTTTTATTTCAGCTAATGTTAAAGATTTAATTTCACCAACGTAATATATATCTTCAAAATTAGGATCATTAGTATAAGAATAAACTAAATTAGCAGGATCTACATAATCTACCACAACTCCTTCAGATTTGTTAAAACTAGTTTTTACAGCACCAATACCAATTGTAACAATATCATCTACTAATCTTTTTTTAGTCAATTGATATTTATTAAATGCTAACGTATTATTTATAGCTTCTTCTTCAGCAATTTCTACAGACTGCTTGTAGTTTAATTGCATATGTATTTCTAATTCTTCTTTTGACTGTGGTAGTGTTTTTTTATCAGAATTATATAAATTCATTCCTGTAGTCTGTTCAATTTCATCAAGATATTCTTGACCCATCATATCTCTATATATACCACCTACATAATCAGTTCTTTGTTTTAAAGAAAAAGGATCTTGAGCATAAGCCTTTAATTCATAATCTTTAGATGCAATACCATTTGTTACTATATCTACAAACTTAGGTATAATTGGAACTGGCTTCCAGTCTAAATTTAAATAAGACAAATCACCATTAACAGATAATTCGTCTTTATATTTTTGAACAGATTGTTCTCCTCTAGCGTATAATCTTAGCCTGTTATAATTTTGATAACCTGTTTGCCATTTGTTACTATTAACTTTTCCGCCTCTAAACCACTCATATTCAATAGCTTGCCCAACTAGCAAACCATACTCTAAACTTTTCTTTTCTTCCTCAGATACCATCTGACTTGGAAATGCGCTGTTAACACTAGTATTAATCATCTAATTAATTATTTTTGATTCAAACCCTTTGTTATCATATTTAGCAAAATTTAAATTAAGTTTTGCTTTTGTAACATCAGCAACTGGTCTATATTTATTTTTATTGCAAGCCATGATAGCTAAGCCAGAGCTTATTGATGCATCATGTTTTGTTCTATTGTTTATGTCAAATGCCGCCCAGTCTTCTAATGTTCTTTGAAAATACATTGTACCGTATTGTTCATTGTTAAATCCAACAAACATTTCAATGTAGGCTTCAATAGCTGCGGCATGAGCTTGTTTTACGTCTTCACTTGAATTAGGTATACCACCTATTTCTTTTTCAGTTATAGACATTTTATGTATTGTTTTATCAGGTCTATTCATAGAATAACCCCTGTAACCTCTACGTTTAAAATGGTATAATAATCTAGGTTTATTATTTTCTGCAAGTATTGGCATACCATAAAATATGCAAGCCATAAGTACATCTTCAAAAAATATTTCTGCAGTCTGAGGTCTAGCTATATATTCTAAAAAGAATAAATTTGGTGGAGCGTCTTCCATGCTAAACTTAGTTAAACCATGTAAAGAACCTTTTGATCCTCTACCATCTACAGTACCTGATATATCATAACTGTCACAACCAAAAGCTCCCATGTGTTCGTTGCCAGGATACTTTCTACCATTTTTTATAACAACTCTATTTTGTTGATTCATATTAGGCACCCAAGAAACATAAAATCTACCTTGTTTACTTGGTACAAAGCGGACCTTAGTATCTTTAATCCCATCAATCCATTGAAAATTACCTTGAGTTACAACGTTAGAATTTTTTAAATCTTCATTATAATCTATTTGTTCGTAAATCTTAGTTAGATTAAATAAAGATTGTTTTGTTTCATCTCTAAAAGCATGTTTCTCTGTACGTGGAAACTGTCTATATAACTCATTAAGCGCATCAGGATCTTCCTTAAGACCATCTACTTCATTTTCCCAATGTTCGATAACACCGATTTCAATTGGGTAACCGTCTGGACCTTTTTTTGGTTTTTCTGGCGTCTCGAAGACAGGTAACCCATAAGAATCAATGTATCCTTCGTAGTTCCATTCCATAGGTATGAACAAGCTATATAATCCCGAGCTAGTCTGCCCATTGCGGTTTCTTCTGGTAACGTCTGAGTCATCATATATTTTTTTATAGTTTCTACCACCTTTGTCAAGAGCATTGCTCGTTGATCCCATCATACACTTACCTATAATTCTAGATCCTAATCGTAAACAAGTTTTTGTAACCCTCCAGTTGTTTAATATGTTGTCAGGTTTTTCCCACTTACCAGATTCATCATGTACAAGTAGTTTTAATTTTTCACCATCATAACTGTTATCCCCTGTATTTTTCCAGTCAATAGTTGTATCTAATCCTTCAAGCTCTTCT